TTTATGCAAAATTAAATTTGACAAGATATTAAAAACTGTGTTAAGGTATCGGCAACAAAGAAAACAGAATATTTTATTTTGAGTTTTAGAGAATGTACCCGAACACCCGGAAATTTTCCGGGAATAAGCTTTACCTGGTGACATTCTCTTTTTTATTTGAAAATTAACGTGTTAAAGTGAGGTGATAACATGAAAGATAATACAGTAAATGTACAAGACGTAGATATCTATTTAGATAATATTAATATATATGCTGATGAATATATAAATACTGTATTATGTATATCACCAGATAACGAAAACTATAAGAAAGAAGTATCAGATAGCTTTGTAGATATGATTTTTTATATTGCAGATCATATACAAAAGCCAAGTAATGACAATATAGAGCTATTAGATAAAATGTTTAATACTTATGTGAGATTATGCAGTAAATATCATGTATTACCAACCCTAGAAGTATTTAGCTTTTTAGTTGGGATTAATCGTACAACGTTTACTGACTGGATGAATGGAGTGTATAGAACAAACTCTTCACATGGTGACACGGCTAAAAAATGGTTTGATATTTGCAAAAACTGTGCAATTAATAGACTACATAACCAGACCGGAACAAATGCGAATTTGATATTTGTTGCAAAAGCCGCCTATGGCATGGCAGAAACTGCACCAGTACAAGCAGCGCAACAGTACGGCGTACCACAGCAGACCGCGCAGCAGATCGCAGAGAAGCACAAAGCCGCTTTGCAGCTTCCAGAGATGGAAAAGCCGGAGTTATAACAGTAAAAATACTATATATTGTGATTGCGAGAAAATGGATTCTATATCTAGCAATACGCAATGTACAAATAGGGTACACCCTAAAAAGACATTTTATAAAACACTGTTTTTTGTGCAATATTACAATAGATTTTGCATAGCATTCCCTTGACCACTTCCGAAGGCTTACGACAAACAGCGACCAGGCAAGGGCAGCGGGTCCCATGGGGCGGCGGGCTGACTTGCCAGCGTCCGCACTGGATGACCGGGAGGGGGTATATATAAAACCTTATACAGGCTGAATGAGTAACCCGAATAAAGAATCTATTGTGTTTTGTCCTACATATATAAGGAATGATGATATGACAAAAGGAAGGCCAACTACAGACCCAAAGGGCGATTCAATAAGAGTTCGAGTAAATGATGATATGAGAATGCTTCTTGAAAAGGAATCTCTTCGATCTGGAAAAAGTATTTCACAAATTATTAGAGATTTGATAATGAGTTATTTGATCTAGAAATGGAATCACACAGATAAGGAGGACGCCCTAAAGTGCAGCCTCCCATCAAAAAAGAGAACCATTAAGGCTCTCTTTTCAGATCATTGCTATTAAATTTTACTATGATATCTGGAAATGCTTCAACAGAAATTTGACAACCAAGAAAGTCAAGGATGGCTATAAGTTCATAAGCAGAAAGAGTTTCTCTGGAAAACTTGTTAGCTAGTGCTTGTGGTGAAGTTCCTAGATGTTCAGCAACTTGAATATTTGTAATTTTTTTCATTTTCATTATTTGCTTAATTTTTTGAGATACCATATAAACACCTCCTACTCACATAATAAACGCAAATGTTATAAAAATCAATTAAAATTCACTTAAACGTGTAATTTACTATTGAAAACACACACATTATAGTGTATAATTGTTTTATAAAGAAACAGGAGCGTGTATATATGAAAGTAGGATATGTAAGAGTTTCAACAGTAGATCAAAATGAAGCAAGACAGATTGAAGCAATGAAAACAGATGGTGTTGAGAAAATTTATATGGATAAAAAATCTGGGAAAGACTTCAATCGTCCAGAGTATCAGAAAATGATTGCTTCTCTTCAAAAAGGTGACATTCTGGTAATCCATTCGATTGACCGACTTGGAAGAAACTACGAAGAGATTATTGCTGAATGGAGAAGAATCACAAAAGAGATTGAAGCAGATATTATTGTACAGGATATGCCGTTGCTTAATACTACGCAAAACAAAGACTTGACAGGAACATTGATCGCAGACATAGTTTTGCAGCTTCTCTCATATGTAGCACAAAGAGAAAGAGAAAATATTCGGCAGCGACAAAAAGAAGGCATTGCAATTGCAAAAGTCCAGGGCAAATATAAAGGTCGTGCCAAAAAAGAGATAGATAAGGAACTTTTCAACGAAACTAAACGTAGCTGGCAAAGAGGGGAAATAACAAAAGTACAATTTGCCGAGATTATGGGAGTTTCAAGAAGCACGCTATATAAACTTTTAGAGGGTGATAAAAATGATTGATTTCACAAATAAGTGCATTGTTACAGAAAACAATGTTGAATCAGAACAGTTGCTTAAAAAAGCAATAGCTCAAGGGTTCAACTTGCCAAAAGGCCAAAAAGCAATGGAATCACATAGATATTTTCATTTTATTGGAAGTCCATATAAACATGTTGTGGCTCCTTATGAAGTAAGTTCGAGTGATTTCAACAAAGCGGTTAGATATTCGGAGTTGTTTGGTGATGAGCAAGAAGAGCTAAGAAAAATTGTTGATTCAGCTGCAAGATGGTGCCGGGCATATGGATATGAACATTTGAATGTATATGCAAACGAAGAGCTTGAAAGTTATACTGGAAAGGCAATCGCAAAGACAACAGACAATATCATACAGCGTGCTTATGTCGAAATAAAGAAACCACGCAAACTGACTGTTTCAGAGTTGGAAACATACTTAGGATATCCAATTGAAATTGTAAGTTGAGGTAAGTGCTCATGAAACCAAACCCACAATCCGAATCCATCCGCATCCGGTTTTCCGAAAAACAGAAAAAAAGGCTCCTGGAAGAGAAGAACCGAACAGACAGGAGCGTATCGGATATTGTAAGACAGGCAGTTGATGAATATTTTGGGAGGAAAAGACGTGCTTAAATTTTTTTCAAAAAATAAAAAAGGCGTTTCAGTTCCAGAAGAATACGAAAAGAAATTCCCGAATGCAGATACCAAACGCATAAGGAAAGACAATATAGTTGTTCATTCGAGTGGAATATGTGCAGATGGGAAATTTTACAACACAGAAAATGCAGAAAAGATATTTACCGATAATATTGACTGCGACCATTACGGATATACATGTTATTCAGAAAAGACTTATTTTTTAACAGCAAAGGGAAATTGGTTTTCAGCATTTACAGTTATTAATGGCTATAGAGAAGAGAACCAAGAAGAAAATACAATAACAACGTGGGTACATATTGCTTATGGCTCTTTGCAAGTTGAAGACAAAGAAAATATAAAAATATTATTGGGAAGGAAAGACATTGACCTTTACAAGAAATATTTCGGGGAGGTGGAAGAAGGATGATGAATTATTTTTTATACAGTATTGGGAATGATGTCCGTTCATGTGAAAAAGAAGAGTATATTCCAAGAGATGCTACTGGAATACTTAAAGTACAAAATGGAGAAGTATTTTCAAAGGAAAACGGAGAATGGAAAAAGTTATCCATGCTATACGCACCAATAAGTGATAACAAGGATAGTCTTCCCGAATCCCCCATTGATGTAGCCTCTATGCTTATCAATGCCACAGTAACTTGCGAACTACCAAATGAAGGCATTCCACTTTCCCCACTATTGGAACAAAAAACATGGGAAATTCCAAAATACAACATTCTGCAGTTGGAAGAGATTGCGAAACACCTTCTTCTCTACTGTGAAACTAAAAGAAAGGGGTACGAAGATGCCGATAGTGAAGATCACAAACCCCAACCCCTATGATTGGCGTGGAACAAAATGTTTTATTGATGGGAATAAAGTTCCGAGAGTGAGATCAATAGATTTTCATGTATCCGTAGACGAAATTCCGGTATTTGAATTTGAAATTGCGGCTGTTCCAGACATCGAAATGGAGTGTTTGGCACAAATTAGTGTTACTTCTCAATCAATTACTGATGCAATTTCAGTTTTAAGGCACGAACTGCTACAGCACGGAGAAATTTACAATGGCTTCAAATCAAGCCTAAAATCGGCTTTAGAATCCTATAATTACTGCGGAATGCCATTTGAGCCAGAAGAAGAGATTGCAAAAAAAATTTTGGACTTCTTAATTGGGGAGGAAAAAGAAAATGAATGCACTTAATGTAATCGGAACAGCTGTAAATCTTGCATTTTTCGTTCTGATTCTAGCCAGTATTTTAGCAATATTGGACGAAAAAGGAAAGACAGGCGTAATACAGATTTTATTCTGCATTTGTTTAGAAATATGTTTCGCACTGAATATTTTCTTAATTTGCACGAGGTGACAAATGTATTTACCGATTCCAATTGGAATTATCCCGATTGAGTTAATCGAAAGGGTTAAATTCATAAAAGCACAGCTTCGACTTAATCCATGTAGGCTCGGGAAAGCCTATGAAAGTGATAAGTCGAGGCATCCAGAGTAGCGAAAGCTCTTATTGATGAATACGCCAGGAATTATTAAATATTTGGAAAAGAAAATTCCCATCCTGGAAAAGAGTAATCGGTAAGAGCGGAAAATTTATATACTTGTTTAGCTTAATATCACGACTTCCCCGGTCTTAATGGTGCGCCGGGGTTGATGGGCTATCGCCAAACGGTTAAGGCATAGCACTTTGACTGCTATATTTGCTGGTTCGAATCCAGTTAGCCCAGTTTGCGGTTTTGTTAATTCCGCAAGTGTTCTTTTTGAAACACTTTTTACTCCGGTCTTCTAGCCCAACGGGGCTGATTAAAGGGGCTTCAAATGTCCCGGAAGACTTTCTGAAATCTAAAAGCGTTTCAGAAAGCCTTTGTTGCGGCTGGTGGTCAAGAACTGCAACAGTGCCGGATTGTTTGCCATGGCGGTCAAATAATTCGGTATCTTAGGAAGCTTAGTTCAGCGGTAAGAGCAACGGCCTCATAAGCCGTAAGTCCTGGGTTCGAATCCCAGAGCTTCCATTTCTTCTAAATGCCATTCATCCGTAATATGGGTGGAAAAAACTTCCAGTTGAGTGTGTGGATTGGGTAAATTTAGGTGCGATACGGCGTAGCTTAAATGGATCTGATTTCCCGGCTGGTATATCTCTGAGTTAAAAATATTAACGCAGCGCACGTTAATAAAAGGAGTTTTCAAGAGATGCCGTTCTAAGACGCATAAAAATATCCAGTGAATCTACAGCACTAAAACTTGTAGATAGTGGAAAGCATAACACGATAAACCTATTGCTAACCCGGTTCTTCCGGGTTAAGGGAGAATATACCGTAGGGGTAGCGGGGCTGCCTGTAAAGCAGTTGCCATTATGGTTCGGGTGGTTCAACTCCATCTTCTCCCATTTACTGTTTGGAGACTGAAAGTTTGGTGGTAGGAAAAATCACATGGCAGTGCATAGTAGAATGTGGGCCGAGTTCCGAGTATGTATTGCTTATCGGCAGTTAGTGATTTTCCTCTAGTAGTCAATAAGTGAACGTGCTGAAATGGTTCTTCCAAACAGAATATCGCAGGATAGAGAAGTGGAATCTCACATGGCTCATATCCATGGAAACGGCGGTTCTAATCCGTCTCCTGCAATAATGGAGTATAGCTCAGTTGGTAGAGCAATGGTCTCCAAAACCATGTGTCGTGAGTTCGATTCTCACTGCTCCTGTTTAAGCTGACGTACCGAAAAGGTTATAACGGCGTAGTCTTGAAAACTAATGTGGTGAAAGCCCTGTAGGTTCGAATCCTACCGTCAGCGCTCCATCTGCCAAGTGTAGATAGGAAATCTGACTTTAGCACAGCTATTGTTGGTTTTTAGACGAGGTAGCTCAATTGGATAGAGCAATGAGAATATTAGTCATGTTTGTGACTATAACAGCAATTTACTCCATTACAAGGCATAGGTTGGTGGTTCGAATCCATCCCTCGTCACTGCCCCGGTTATCGGTTACGGAAAACCGATTAGAACATGTTTGTGTTCTTCACTACAAATAATTTTATAGGTTCAAATCCTGTTGGGGCAATTATGTGATGCTTACAGCAATTATTCTGGATATGACTGTTAATCATAAAACCAAAAAGCATCATGAAATTTATGGGACGCTTGCAGCAACTCACTTAAATAAAATCTAATTCGTATATTTTGTATTTTTCGTGTCCTGAAAGGAGAAAAAGCATGGATTTTGCAAATGCAATGAAACAAGAAAACAAATTTACAAGAACCGAAAACGGAGCAGTTGCGCTGAATACTACAAGCGATGCAAGACTTGACCTGTTCGGAACTATTGGTGCATTGAGAGAAGCTGATGAAAATAGAATCACCACTTTATTCTCAGAAGCATTTGCGCAGGATAAACTCTTTGCCACAAAGATTGCTTTTTATGCAAGAGATATTCGTTGTGGGCTTGGAGAGAGAAAAACTTTCCGAACCATTATCCGCTACATGGCTGAACATCATCCAGAAGCACTCAGACCGAATCTTGATTTAATTGGAGTGTTCGGAAGATATGATGACCTCTATGAACTGATTGGAACACCATTGGAAGATGATATGTGGAAAACCATGAAAAATCAGTTCGAGGAAGATTTGAAGAATCTTAATGAAGGGAAAGCAATTTCTTTGCTTGCTAAATGGATTAAGACCGCCGATGCAAGTAGCACAGAAACTAGAAAGTTAGGAATTCTGACTGCACAGAAGTTGGGTTATCCAGTCTACAACTTTAAGAGAATTGTTCGTAGCATGAGAAAACAGATCGGTGTTGTTGAAAGCCTTATGTCTGCCGGTAAGTGGAACGAGATTAAATATCCAGAAGTTCCAAGCCGTGCAATGATGATTTATCGTAGAGCCTTTGCAAAGCATGATCCAGATGGTTTCAGTGAGTTTATCAATAAAGCTGATAAAGGAGAAATTAAAATCAATGCTTCAACCTTGTATCCATACGATATCGTAGAGAAAATTCTTTACGGAAAAGAAAACAACAAAGTTCTTGAAGCACAGTGGAAAGCGCTTCCAGATTATGTCGAACAGGGAACAAATGCACTGATAATGGCTGATGTATCTGGCTCAATGTATGGAAGACCAATGGCAACGTCAATCGGCTTGGCAATATATTTTGCTGAGAGAAATACAGGAGCATATCATAATTTGTTTATGACATTCTCTAGTTGTCCACAGATTGTTTCTCTGAAGGGAAAAACACTTCATCAGAAAATAATCAATGTTGCAAAAGCAAATTGGGGCTATGGCACAGACCTCAAAGCTGCATTTAAGAAAGTACTTGATATTGCCGAGAAGAATAATATTTCTCAAGAAGAAATGCCAAAAGCTATAGTCGTTATCTCTGATATGGAAATTGATTATAGTGGCAATAAGGACTGGTCTTTCTATGACAAAATGGAAAAGAAATTCAGAGAAGCTGGATACATCATTCCGAACGTTATCTTCTGGAATGTAGACAGCAGACATGATGTATTTCATGCAGATGCTACAAAAAAAGGCGTACAGCTTGCAAGTGGTCAGTCGGTAACAGTATTCAAACAGGTTTTACAGAATCTTGGATACAATCCGATTGAGGCTATGGAAAACACGATCAATTCGGAAAGATACAATTGTATTACTGTTGAATGAAACAAAAGTGAAACCCATCCCAGTTCTTTTCAAAAGAACTGACCGTGACAGGCGGTGATATGAAACATAGCTCAGTGGTAGAGCAATGATACTCAATATCATGTGACACAGGTTCGATTCCTGTTGTTTCTATCTGGCAAATTGCCATTGCCAGAAGTTGCATTTTCCCCCTAAAGTTCCAGTGTTTCTCGTTGGGAGATTTATGCCGTTCAAGTCGGCACACTGGATTTTTCTAAATCGAGGTAGTTTATGAAAGAAAAATGTTGTAAGGATTGCAGAAAGCACGATGGATTCACATGGGTTTGCTTCAATGGTGACAGTGAACATTGTGCAGACTTTAGATGTCTGGACGATTGTTGTAAATACTGGGAGGGTGTATGAGTAAAATATCAGCGTTGTACTTGGCGGTTGATTATAAAGATGCAGATTATTTTTTGATAAAATTATTTAATAAAATACATAACGAAACATCAATAGTGCGGTTCAATAGAAAAACGTTTATTTTGGAAACAGAAACATGTACCGTAGAGATTTTCATTATTAATTCACCTCATAGAACAAAAACACTTCGTGGCGCAGCTAGTTATTTCTTACAAAGTGACAAACCGTTTGAAATGCGGGTAAGTAGAATTAATAAACTATATAATTCTTTGCAATATAAAAATTTATGGCTTGGAATCAATGCAAAGGAAATTACAGAAGAGCAGCTTATTAAACTGCTGGTATACGGAGATGTGGAATGAAAGTATTCGGCAAAGAAATCAAAGACGAATGCTCCAAATGCGGAAATATCCTTGAGTGTGAGCTGTTCCGGCAGGGGCATGGAATAAAACAGGAACGTGAAAACATAGCTAAAATGATCGCCTGTCAGATGAAACACAGACAGAAGAGGGAATTTGAATGCTAGATTTACTTGATAAACGCAATTGTCCTGTTTGCGGTGGAATATTGAAATGCGAAAATTCCGATTACGCAAAACCTTTTAGAGAAAAAGAAATCTTTTTAAATGTGACATGGCAATGCACCAATTGTGGCGCTCAATATACTGCAAAACTTGAATTAACTCCAAACGGATATGAGGTGCAAGACCGTGAAGCACATATTGATGTAGAGGATAATTTTTCAGCCGAAAAATTTATGCTTGGAAGAAACAATTTTCGAAGACAGAGGTGGTAAATATGAAATTTGAGGATATGGAAAACTGGACTGTAGATCAGTTGAAAGAAGAAGTTGTTCGGTTATCTGAAGAATGCGAGAAGAAACAGCATATAATCCTGGACTATAAAGCTTTATCGGAGACACTTAACCAAAAGCTTCTTGAAAATGATAACTGGAAGATTCCGATTGATGGAATTGAAAATGTAGATACTGGTCATCCATCTATAGAATGGTATGAACAACGACACCAGGATGACTGTATTAGAATCAACGAGTTAACTGTTACTGTTGACACATTGGTTGACCGATACGCTAATTTAAGGAAAAACAAAGGGATGTGCTGATATGGGTGAAAAGGAAGAATTAAAGCATTTCTTTACATGTAATGGAAAAGTTATTGAAACAATACCAGAGATTTCAATTTCGGATGGTGCTGTTATCGAAGGTGGTATTCTTCACAAAAATGAGGATGGCACACTTTGTAGCATAGGAAAGCCGTTAAGTATTGAACTTGAATTTAAATTAAGTAATGAACTATTTTGGACACTAGTTGCCCTAAATCGAATAAACCAGAATAATTTCCGAAAAATGCATGGCATTCTGAAACGGAGGAAAATTAATGGATCAAGAAAAAACAAAAGGTTGTCCAGAATGGAGAACACAAGTACAGCAGGCACCTGCCAAAGAAATTGTTGACTTTGCAAAAGCACATCCATGCGATTATATGAGAAAATGCTTAGAGCAATATCCGTATTGGGGAAACCAATACAATGGTTTTAATAGGAAGAAATTTAAGGAGATTTTTAATGAGCATTAAATCAGCATTAGAATCCGAAGGGATAGATTTTTCTGAATACATGAACCCACCCGAGCCGTGGAATGGACAGGCATTGATACGGAATATTAACGAAACGAAATACGCCTGTTGTCCTTTTTGCCAGAAGAAAGCGCTTCTGATTAGCCCAAACACGAAGATTCAGCACTTGAAACTGAAATGTAAGGGTAGTAATTGCAAGAAAGAGTTTGAGGTGAATGTATGATATGGAACGAAGAAATATCCTTTGATGGATTCCAAAATAAGATTGATGAGTGGTACAAGGATAAAGACTTTGAACTGTGCGACCCACCTGTCAGTGCTCAGTTTGCTTTAGACTTGATCTTCAAGACATTAGTAGATGATAGAGAAGATTATCCATATCTCACAACTATGTCAGAAAACGTAGAACAGACAAATAGCATTATGCTTGATTTAATTCTTCGTAAATACAGTCGCAAATACAGAAAATACTTGAAATCAAAAAGAAAGATGGTGAGCAAATGAACAAAATCAGAAAAATATGTTGGATAATTGCGAATTTCATAATATCCAAATGGGTAGCAGATTATTTAATAGCTACAATACAAATGATGATTGAAAATCATTGGGGATTTTCTGCAGTACCATTACTGTTTATGGCAGTATTCGCAGAATGGAAAGTAATTGAAAATATTTTTACGGAATTAAAAAGATGATTTTATCAAGAAAGGATATGTATGACAAAACAAGAAGCGGTAGTAGTTGAAACCTACACAGGAATTTGTATGCTTACAGGGGATGACCGAAAACTTGCATACGAATACGCAGAAAAACTTTTAGGTCATCCGATATATACACATGAATTTCCAAAATATGCTAACAAGCTGAAAGAACTTAGTAAGCCAGATTTTATTGAAATTTGCAGAAGGTTAGGTGATTGAATGAACCCAGTATTTATATTTCTAGTGGTATGCGGAGCGGCAGTAGTATGGTTCCTGCTTTACAAATTATTTCAGCCACTAGGTAAATTATTGAACCACATTGGCAGAAATGCTATTGATGAGTTAAATAAAGACGAAAGTCAAAAAGAGGAGGATAATAAATGAAAAAAGGACTTTTAGGTGGAATTGGATTAGCTGTTGTAATCATTGCAGGACTTATATGTGTTGCAAAGTGCAGTGTGAGAGTTCCGGCTGGTTACATTGCGGTAGAGTACAAAATGAACGGAGGAATCTCTAAGAATGTACTTACACAAGGATGGCATTTGATTTCACCTACAGTAAAAACTTCACTGTATTCCGTTGGAATCGAGCAGTCTTATCTTACATCTGAGGATAAGGGCGATTCTCCAAAAGATGAAAGCTTCAAGACACCAACAGCAGATGGTAAATCGCTTCAAGTTGACCTTGAATTTTCTTATAAATTCGATCAAAATAGAGTTACCGATGTGTTTACTCAGTTCAAAGGTCAATCAGGAGAATCCGTAAAAAACACCTTTATCAAGCCTAAGATGAAAGCGTGGACGCAGGAAGTAACAGCAAAGTATCCAGTAACAGATGTTTTCGGTGATAAACGCCAGGAACTGAATGAAGCACTTGACGAATATCTTAAGCAGAAGTTTGAGCCATACGGAATTATTATTGATACAGTAAACTTTACTTCCATTTCCACTGATGATGAAACACAGGCTGCAATTCAGAAGAAAGTGAACGCTCAACAGGAGCTTGAACTTGCTAACATTGAAGCTAAAACAGCAAAAGTACAAGCTGATAAAGATAAAGAAGTTGCACTGATTGCTGCTGAACAGGAAAAGGAGAAAGCATCTATCCAAGCGGAACAGGCCAAAATTGATGCAGAAGGTAAAGCTGAAGCTATTAAGATTAAAGCAGAAGCTGAAGCAGAAGCAAATAGAAAAATCGCAGAATCTCTTACTCCCGAACTGATTGAAAAACAGAAAATTGATAAATGGAATGGTGAAGTACCAAAGATTCAAGGAGGTAACACTTCTACAATCGTAGATACAAGAGATATGACAGCTGATGAGAATGCTGAATAATAAGTAAACCAGTCAAGAGAGCCACATGAGAGCCAGACTAAATCCTAAAAAGAAAGGAGGTCTGGCTCTATTTTTATGGGAAAAATTACAGAAGGCTCGCTCGAATGGTATCGGACAGTCCTAAATCAGATTATCAGTAGTGACATGACAATCTATCAAAATCAAAAAGATTGCCTTGATTTGCTCTTAAATATGAATATTGACCTTCCTTTCAACGAGAATCAAGAAGCACGGAAAATGGCTATGAAAGTAAGTCAATACTCACATAACATAGCAGAGAAGTGTGCTGCATTAACTGGAAGTGGTAATTTTGACGATATCTATTGGCAGTATTTGCTACTGGAAGCACCACATTTATTTGAAAGTTACTTGCTTTATATGGAGAAAAATAGACCGGACAGCAAGAAATTTTATATTCCACGAAAAAAAACACTACATGTGGTAGCCAAAGACCTACAAGATTTGGAAGAAAGAAAGATAGAGTTTTACGGCTTATCACTCCCAAGCCGTGTTGGAAAATCTACTATGTGTATTTTCTTTATGTCATGGATAATGGGTAAAAGACCAAATAGCCATAGTGCCATGGGTGGTCATTCTGGAAAACTGGCAAAAGGATTTTACGGAGAACTTCTTAATCTCATTAATACACAGGAATACAACTATAGTGAAATTTTTCCACAGTCGAAACTTCAAAAACAGAGTGCTGATGATTTTGAAATAAACCTGGACAAGCCAGATAGATTTGCAACAATGACTTGCCGTGGTATTGAAGGTACTTGGACAGGTGCCGTTGATATTTCTTCCGATGGTTATTTGTATATGGATGACCTTGTAAGAGATAGACAACATTCATTAAGCCCCACCCGATTAGAAAATACATATCAAGAATATCTGAATAAGATGGTTGACCGTAAGATTGACGGCGCAAGGGAGCTTATGGTTGGAACCAGATGGAATTTATATGACCCTCTCGGAAAAATCGAGAAGCTAAATCACGATAATCCAATGTATCGGTTTAGAAAAATTCCAGCTTTGAATGATGAGGGTAAATCGAATTTCGATTATGAGTATGGCGTTGGATTTTCAACAAAATATTATGTCGATATGAAAGCTAGATTAGACGCTAACGAATGGGAAGCCAAATATCAGCAAAAGCCCTTCTTACGTGAAGGAATTGTGTTTGCAGCTGACGAATTGAGATATTATAACGGCGTTCTTCCAGAAGGTGGATTTGTTAAAAATGTTTCTGCCTGTGATGTTGCGTGGGGTGGCGGTGATAGCTTATCAATGCCAGTGGGCGCAGAATACGAAAATGGAGATGTGTATATTTATGACTGGATTTTCAGCACGGCACCAAAAGAAGGAACATTGCCATTAGTTGTTGGAAGAATCATGGGTAATAATATTCAATCCATCAATTTTGAAGCAAATAATGGTGGCGATATGTATGCCTATTATGTAAATGAACGGTTGAAAGAACATAAATACGCTTGCAGCACGACCAGTACAAAAGCACCTTCAAAACAAGCAAAAAAAGAAAAAATAAATCAGTATTCCGGGGATGTTAAGCAAAATTTTATATTTTTGGCTCCGAAATATCAAAATAAACAGTATCAAAAGGCTATGGATGAATTAACTACATTCGTCTATATTGGTGATAATGAACATGATGACGCTGCCGATGGAGTTACGCAGCTTGCAATAACGCTTGCCGGCAAAAGATTTGCAGAAGTAAAAGCAACCAAAAATTTTATGTGGGGAAGGAGATAGAGTATGATGACTACAGCTCAATATTTACGACAAATTGAAAATTATGATAACAGAATCAAAAACAAGCTTATCGAAGAAGAACAGCTCAGTTCTCTTTCCACAAGTGTATCTGCAATTCCAGTTGGGGAAAAGGTGCAAACTTCTGTAAAACGTGATCCGATGGGAGACATGATTGCGAAGATATTTGATCTGCGAGAAGAGATTTCAGAAATGATATCTGAATTTTTACAAAAAAGACAAGAAATAGTCCGAACTATAGAACAGGTTGAAGACCCATTACTATATGACATATTATTTAAGCACTATGTTGAGTACAAATCTTTGGTTCGCATTGCAGATGAGATGGGTTATTCAGAGATTCACATTAAAAAAAAGCATTTAAAAGCCATAGCAGAAATAAAAAAGATAAAAGGTTTCGAAAGATGATACCGAAGTATACTGAAAGATACTTTTAATATGTGTAGAATATAAAGTAGAGCATTGGATTAAAACATCCAGTGCTTTTTATTTTGTAGAAAGGATGGTTCGGCTTTGAGAAATACAATGAATTTTGTAGATTTATGCCGAGGTGATTTCGGGCGAAAAGTAGCCTACACAGGCGTTGACCGAATCACTCCGCAAAATGTAGTAAAAGTAGTATCAGATACAATTGGCATACATAATAGAAATCGAACATTGATTGATTACTTGTATCGGTACATGAAAGGCGATCAGCCGATATTATACCGAAACAAAATAGTCCGTCCAGAAGTCAATAACAGAGTGGTTGAAAATCACGCATTTGAAACTGTAAAATTTAAAGCTGGACAGATTTGCGGGGAACCAATCCAATATGTATGTAAAAAGAAAAATGCAGACAAAAAAATAAATGAGCAAGTTGATTTGCTGAATGATTATCTGGATGAAGCCAATGCAGATGCAAGAAACATCCAGAGAGCAATATACCAAAGTGCAACAGGAACTTCTTATAAGGCTATTCTGAAAGAAGAGGACTGGACAAAAAACGGAGATTTACCACCGTTTAGAATCTTTATTCCATATCCTGGTGATTGTTACATTGTATACTCACAGAGAAATGGGAAACCAATGCTTTCCGTGCAGATTTTAAAAGATGAAGATGAACAGCAATATTATTTATGTTATTCAAAGAACCAGTTTTTTGAAATCAAGAATGGAAAAGTGACTAACTACGGCATCAATGGTTTTGGTGGCATTCCTATTGTTGAATGTCCGAATAATCACGACAGACTTTCAGATGTTGAAATTGCAATCACCTTATTTGATGCAATTAATAAATATCAGTCTGATAGATTAAATGGCGTGGAACAGTTTGTGCAAGCCTTTATGAAGTTTAAAAACTGCGAGATAGATGAAAACGAGTTTTTGAAAATGGTAAAACTTGGTGCTATCTCTGTTAAAGATACTGGAAATGGCTGTCAGTCAGATGTTGAACTGATGACCGCTGAACTGAACCAGTCAGAGAGCCAGATTGCGAAGGATGATATCTACAATAATATGCTGATTGTAGAAGCAATGCCAAACCGCCAAAGCAATAGCGGAGGGGATACAGGAAATGCCGTATACCTTCGTAATGGATGGGATTTTGCAGAGAGAGATGCAAAATTGGTAGAAGCATTCACTAAAGAAGCTGAGAAGGAATCTGCCAGAATTATTCTGAATATTATCCGTGGCACATCAAATGATGTTAATATCTCAACCAGAGATTTTGATGTAAAGATAACCAGAAACCCAACAGACAATATGCTTGTAAAAGCACAGGCACTTGATTATCTGTTTAAAAATAAAATTCATCCGCTTATTGCGCTGATTACCTGTGGGCTATTTAGTGATCCGCAGAAAGTCTACGAAATGAGTTTACCGTATCTGGGAACTATTTACCCGGAACTGGCAGACCCGGAAGCGGAAATGCAGAAAGCACAGCAATTACTTGACGGAAAGTTTCAAAATCCGTCCAAAACAGAACCAATGGCAAATTCTCCATCTAACGAAGAATGAACCAAATTTCGATTATTTAAGGAGTTTTAGAAAAATCTAAGGCTTCTTTTTTAATACCCAAAATCAAATAAATTGCAACAGCCCGTGAGCGTAAATCGGGTACAGACCATGTGCGGAGCGAACCGTGTTGAAAAAGCGTATTGGACTGGAAGAAAGGAGATTTCAATGACAAGAGAACAGGCAAAACAGGCACTTATCGGTATGGGAGTTGCAGAACCTTCCGAGGAACAGGTTTCTAAGCTTCTTGATTCTATTTCTGCTGAAACTAAGAAAGAGAAAGACAAAAATGTTTCTCTGAAGGAAAAAGCTGAAAAAGCAGATTCCCTGGAAAAAGAGTTGGAAGAGTTGAAAAAGCAGAACATGACCGAAGCAGAACGGCTAGAAGCTGAACGCAAGAAAGAAAAGGAAGCAGTGGATAAGGAGTTAGCTGATTTGAAAGCTGCGCTTGCAGAATCCAACAAAAAAGCCCTTACCAGTGAAATTACTTCTATGTTCGCAAATGCAGGACTTTCAACCGAAACATACGCGAGTGCTATTAAAGCATACGCATCTGCACCGTATGAGAAACCAGAAGATGCAATGAAAGAAGTCGAAACTTTTGTTAAGGGAGTTTCCGAAGCAAATAAAACAGCACTTGATACCGCAAAAGCAGCTTGGGAGAAGGAAGCATTGGAAAATACTCCTAATCCAGGAGGCGGTAGCGGCGGCAAACCTACAGTGAAAAGTGATGCTGCTGAATTTGCAAAAGCTTACTCAGCAAAAATGAACCAGGAAACCAAATCAGCGGACGATAACGCCCCTGTAAATATTTAAGTAAAGGAGATATAAATAATGGCTTTTATGAAAACAGAGCAGTATGAGTCCACTCCAAATATTCTCGAATCTGAGGTTGGACTTGTACTTAAAACCTACACAGCAGACCAGACAAATGCTGAAACAGTTGGAAATAAGAAAATTATTAAAGCAGGTTCCGTATATCCAACAAATGCGACAGGTGCACTCGGCATTGTATTTGAAGATGTTGATATGACAGATGATACTAAGAGACCAATTTCTGTGATTGTTGCAGGCCGTGTTCTCGAAAAGAGACTTCCAGTAACAGTTGACACTACTGCAAAAACAGAGCTTGAAAAATCCGGAATTGTTTTTGTAGTCACAGAAGACCCAGTATTTTAAGGAGGTATGACAAATGCCATTTAATATTTTGGAATCAATTACCCAAGAAGAAAGACTTAACTTTTCTCAGAATTTCAGCGTTAAAAGACCAGGTATTCTTGACACCATTTTCCCAGATACAAAAACCCAGTATCTGAAAGCAGAGTATTACAGACTTATGGCTGGACAGAATCTCCCGGAAGTTGCATTCGTCCACGCTCTTGATAGCGAAGCAGAAATCGGCACAAGACCTGGATTTGAAAAAGTCCTGACTGAAAAACTCTTCATTAAGAGAAAAATCAATCAGTCCGAAAACTTACGGCAGGCAATTGAAAATGGTGTGCCGGATAATGAAGCGCTGAAAAACTTTGTATTTGATGATGCAGCCAGACTGTTCGAGGGCGTTGTTACAAGAGCAAATGTTATGAAAGGACAGTTCCTTTCCACTGGTGCTGTAACAATCAAAGAGAACCATGTTGACATGGGAATTGACTATGGCGTTCCAGCAAGTGCAAAAGTAACGCTTACTGATTGGTCTAAGCCAGATGCAGATATCATGGGCGATATCCAGAAAATGGTAGCTGTAGCAGAAGGCAATGGCTATGTAGTAAACAAAGCTGTTACTTCTCTTAAAATGATTAACTACATGCGGAACAACACTGCAATGCAGACAGCTGTTCTGGGTGCTGCAAATAAAAGGCTTCTCACAAAGCAGGAGCTTGCCAATCTGCTTATGCAGGAATATGGAATCACAATTGATCGTTGTGATGAGAACTTTAATTTCAGAAAAGCAGATGGAACCCTGAAAACAGCCAGATACCTCAAAGAGGATGTATTTACTCTGTATGAAGCAGATGCTAACGGTTCTTTCGGTGTTGGCCTCTGGGGTGTGACACCAGAAGAGCTTGAATACAGACAGTTTATCCAGGAAGAGAATCGTTCCTTTGTTACTCTTTCCATGTGGGCTACACCAGACCCAGTTGCAGTATGGACAAAAGCATCCGGTATGTTTGTTCCTGTTGCACCAAAAGCTAACGGCGGTATCGTTATCGGTACCAAGGCGGGGGAATAACCGGGCATAGTCTCGATGAAAACAGCCAGTCACCATCTGTAGCGAGTGTTTATGACGAATCGACACATAAGTATACAGAAAGCGAGTTGTCTAATATGACTGTATCACAGTTAAGACAACTTGCAAGTGATAACGGCTATGCCCTGACAGCAACTAATAAGGCTGGAATAATATCAGAGATTTTATCTCAGCAAAGGTAGGTGATTAAATGGACGAACAGCTTATAGAAGATTTGACAAATTATCTTGAAGATGATGCAGAAACAGCGAGGATGATTCCTCTTTCAGCAGAGAGGGCTATTCGTTCATTTAAGAAGAAAAGGAATTATCCTTCATCCTACAGTGATGAGAAAATAAATTCCGATATGGAAAACTGCTATGATTGCATATTTGATTTGGCTCTTTTCTTTCTGGTGAAACAGGGAGCTGAATTCCAAGGATCACATTCCGAATCTTCTGTAAACAGAAATTGGACTTCCGAAACTGAAATCTATGTAAATCATGGTGTATTTCCATTTATCGGATTCTAAGATGGTGTGTGCGTGATACGTCAATCCTCCCACGTATCGCAGGGGTGCTTCAAATTAGGTGGGTAGAAGCAATATCTTAAAAATGGGAGTGATGGAAAGGAATAGCGATGGGATGTGAACACGAGTGTATCAACGAACACCGCTTGAAAGAATTGGAAAGTGCCGTCCATGAGATGAAAGAAAAGCATTCCAAAAGGGATGAAGGCTTTTTTAATCGTATCAATGCGCTGGAACAGAAAATTGCTTTATACAACAACGATCTGGGACACATCAAAGATACAGTTGACGAAATGAACGACAATTTAAAAGCACTCATGGAAAAGCCAGGAAAATTACAGGACAAAATTATTGCTTATGTCATAACTGGCATAATTGGTATTGTTTTAGGCTTTGCCCTTAAAGGCATTTTCCCGGTGTAATATTGATTCCACTAACAGGGAGGACGGTGGAATGGATAATTATAAAGACTTTTCAGAAGATGAAAGAATCTTCTATTTGCGTGAAGCTGGATTTGATTCCAGAGAAAAAGAGTTATTCCGATTGCGTGTTTACGAAGAAAAAACACTTGCAGAAGCTTCAGAAATCATGGGTTACAGCACAAGAACCGTAGACCGCATAAACAGAAAATTAAAGAAGAAAATTATGAAAGTTGCCCCGATGTATTGTCGGGGCTTTTCTTTGTATTAATAGAAAATGGCGTATTTATGGCGTTATCATGGCGTGTTAATCAACCTCTTATTATTGTAAAATATAGTTATAAAAACAAGGGAGGTTTGAGATATGCAGTATGGTAATCCGTATTTTGCGCAACCATTTCAACAAATACAGCCGTATCAAGATAGATTAGCACAATTGCAGAATAGTTATCAGCAGGCAATGCCATACGGACAGGCACAAATTCAACAACCAATGCCACAAGTGCCACAAATCCCCATGTTGCAAGGACAGATGGTAGATGGCATTGATACTGTAAAGGCAAAAGATGTAGATATGTCCGGTAATCCTGTTTATTATCCAAAAACAGATGGAACAGAAATATATAGAAAACAATTACAGGCAGATGGAAGAAGTAGAATTTTTGTTTATCGACTTATAAATCCGGAAGAACAACAGCAACCAAAGGCAGAAGAAAAACCGATTGACATAGAAGCTATGTTTAATCAGCTTCGGAACGATGTTTGTTCTGAGATTTCCGAAATAAAGAGTATGTTCCCGACACAAATGTCTGGAACATCGGAACCCAAGCAGAATGGAGGTAAACAGAGATGATGAATCCAATGCAACTTATGCAGATGATACGTGGTGGAGGGAATCCTCAACAAGCCATAATCAATATGATGAAACAGCAATCTGGAAATAATCCTGTAATTGACAATGCAATTAACATGATGGAAAAAGGTGATAATGCAGGAATTGAAAAACTTGCAAGAAATCTTTGTAAAGAAAGAAATATTAATCCAGACGATATACTGTCGCAGGTTAAGAACCAGTTTGGAATAAAATAAATTCGCTACAATAATTAAAAGAGCCGCGGTCTTTTGATTTTGTATAAATTACAAAAATCAATAAGGAGGTAATCGCTATGATGAATGGTGGATTATCAGCAAGCGATGTCGCTGTATTAAGCGGCTCTAATAACCGTGCCGATGAAGGCTATGGCTTTGGCGGTGGCTGGGCATGGTGGATTATAATATTGCTTATCTTTGGCTGGGGCGGTTTCGGCGGCTTTGGCGGCTGGGGTGGCAATGGTGGAAACGGTACAAATGGTGCAGGTTTCCAAGGATGGGCTACCCGTTCAGATATTAATGAGGAATTCGCCCTTAATGATATTCAGAATGGTATCAGAGGTATTCAGCAGGGTATTTGCGATAGCACATATGCGCTTAACAATACCATGCAGAGTGGTTTCAATGGTGTGAATGTTGGAATGCTTCAAGGTTTCAACGGCGTTCAGCAGGCAATCAATGCTGATACTGTAGCCGGTATGCAGAATACCAACGCATTACAGTCTCAGTTAGCAAACTGTTGCTGCGAAACAAGAGAAGCCATCCAGGGCATCAATTATAACCTTGCCACTAACACTTGTGCTCTCCAGAACACAATGAACAACAACACCAGAGACCTTCTGGAAAACCAGAACAGCAACACAAGAGCAATCCTTGATTATCTTTGCCAGAAAGAGACAGCAGACCTCAGAGCAGAGAATCAGGCACTTAAACTGGCGGCTTCACAGTCCGACCAGAATGCGGTATTACAGGCGGCTATGAACGCAAATACAGCAGAAATCCTCAGACGCACTGCACCGCTTCCAGTTCCGGCATATCCGGCAAGTAATTTGTATGGATATTATGGAAACTGTGGATGTGGGGGAAACAACGGTTGTTGCTGATTTTATCATTGAATTAAATTAAAAATTGAATATGTACCGTTCTTATGATATAATAAAATTATCATAGGAGGAACGGTGCATGGTTAATCAAGATTTAATAGGTCAAAAATTTGGGAAACTTACAGTTGAATCTAGCGCAGGAACCAATAAGTGGAAACATAGGTTATGGGAATGCAAATGCGATTGTGGCAATATTGTGATCGTAGACACATCTAGACTAAGAAATGGTCACACAAAAAGTTGTGGATGTTTACACCCAAAAGCGGAAGATTTGACAGGAAAGCGTTTCGGAAAATTGACCGTAGTAAAGAAAATAGGCAGGAAAAATCGTTCTAATTATTGGAAATGTCATTGTGACTGTGGCAATGATGTCAATTGCTATCAATACAATTTAATGAGGGGAACAAGTACATCTTGCGGATGTTTGCGCAGTTATTACTCGAAACAAAGTAGAAACTGTCATGGAGAATCAACCGGAATTTTATATAAAAAATGGTCTTCGATTAAAACAAGATGTACTAACCCAAATGACCCGCACTATAAAGACTATGGTGGACGTGGAATTAAATTGTGTGATGAGTGGCAAGAATATTGGCCGTTTAGAGAATGGGCTTATGCGAATGGATATCAAGAAGACTTAACCATTGAGAGAAAAGACGTAAATGGAAATTATTGTCCCGAAAATTGTTGCTGGATTGCTGGGTTTGAACAAGCCAGCAACAAAAGAAGAAGTGTATTTTTAGAGTACGGTGGGAAAAAGCAAACAATTTCTCAGTGGAGTAGAGAACTTGGAATAGGAAAAGAAACCATTGCGTATAGGGTACATGCCGGATGGAGTGCGGAAGAGTGCTTATTTGGTAAAAAGAACAGAACTGGAAATTCTAGCCCTAGAATGAATATCCCTGACTATTTATCTTAAAAGTAACAAAAGTTGTTGAACTCACCCTTAGAGGTTGACTAAATTCTAAGAGGTGGGTTGCGGCTCACCTCTTATTTTGATTGAGAGGTAGAAATATGAGTTGTAAAAATGTTTGTAAACTCTGTAATCACCTTGTGCTGTCTACTGCAGTTGCATTCACAGGTGGAAATCTTGTGGTTACTATTCCAGAAGGAAGCTACAATAATGGAGAAAAATACTGCATTGTTTTAGCACAGTCTATTCCAAATGCAACCACAATTACTGCCCCAGTGATGATTCAGATAGGAACAGGAACAACATTGTATCCACTAGAGAATCGTTGCTGCGCACAGGTAACAGCATGTGGTGTCAGAACAAGAACAAAATACGCAACCAGAGTAGCCACAAGTGCAACTGGTGGAGTATTCAAGATGTTAGGAAATCCGGCTTGTAGTCCGAGCAACAATTTGAAAGCAATTAATGGTACAGCCCCAACGACAGAAGCACCTGTTACGCAGGCTGTTAGAAAGGGGGCACTGTAATGCATAAAGTTGCAATGGAAATGGGAAAATGGGCTATGGAAAAAGCCAAAACACATGGCTTTGATAATCTCAGTGCTCAAGACTGGGACGATCTGAAAGACTGCATGGAATCCGTAAAGTGCGCGATTTGTGCAGATAAAGATTACAGAATCGTAGAAGCTATGGATGAATGCGAACAGGAAGAAAAGTATCTTGGACGCATGGGATATGACCGTTACCGCTATTCAAATGGGCGTTTCGCTCCAAAAGGTAGGGGAACTAGAAAAGGTTATAGACCATATCTGTACATGGAAGATGATGACTGGATGGACGAGTATCTGAACAATCCAGAGTTCGAACGTAATATGTACCGCATGGGTTATCATCCAGACCGTAGTGATATGAGAATGGATGGAATGAACCATAAGCAGTCCAGATATGGTGAAAGCTATGACAGATACAGCGAGAACCGCAGACATTACCATGATTCCAAAGATTCTGATTCCAAGCGTAAGATGGATGATTCTATGAAAGAATATACATCCGATATCGTCAGAAATCTTACAGAGATGTGGTCAGATGCAGATGCGACTCTTAGACAGTCGATGAAAACCGACTTAACTCGTCTGATACAGCAGATGAATTGAATATGAAATGAATTTTGCCCTTGTTACAGGAATGTAGCAGGGGCTTTTTAATTAGGGAGATTGATGATGGAAAAATGTGTAATAAATGTTCTTGGAACGAATTACAGAATTATTCCAAAAGAACTTAAAAATGCAGATATTGACGGCTTTACAGATAATACTGCAAAGGAAATTGTTATCAGAACGGACAACGTAAATAACGTTGGTGATTTTGACTTCTTACAGAAAAAGCAGTTGAGACACGAAATTATTCATGCATTCTTGTCGGAAAGTGGATTGCAGTGCAATTGGCAACATATGGAACAGTTCGGACATGATGAAACCACAGTTGATTGGTTTGCGATTCAATCTCCGAAGATTTTTGAAGTATTCAAAGAACTTGAGTTAATTTGAAATGGATGGTGATAAGCCATGCTAAGACAATTTTATATGAACGGAGACCTATGGAGAGTGCAGTTCGTATCTCCGCACGACAGCGTGTTAATTGACCGCACAGGCGAAAGAACTCTTGCGGTATCGGATTATTCAACAAAGATAATTTCAATCGCAAACAACCTGTATGGAGAACTTCTGAACCGTGTATTTATTCATGAGTTGGGACATTGCGTAATGTTCAGCTATGGTCTACTGCCAGAGCTTCACCGTATGATTAAAAAACGATATTGGGTTGATGCAGAGGAATTTGTATGCAATATTCTGGCAGACTACGGCCATTTCGTGATTGGAACAGCCAGAGATATTTTGGGAAACCAATTCACATATGTAGCACCTGTTGGAGCGGAAAGGATGATTGCATGAGAGGATTAGTCCGTCAAAAGCAAAAAGTATATTGGTCACGAATTACTGAAAAAACAAAAGGATTAGACCGCATTAAAGTTTATGAGAAACCAATTTTATACTCTTTTTCCGTATCATCCACAGCCGGAACGCCGGAAGAAATCGCAGCCGGAATAGTGCCGGATTATGACAGGTATATTACAAGCTTTAATCGAAATTTTCATCCACAGGAAGCGGACATATTTTGGATAGACAGAATCCCACAAATAAGCGAGGACGGAAGCCTTATTTTGAATGAAAATGGAGAACTTACAGTATTGCCAGATTACACGCTAAAGAAGATTTTAGACACACAAAAAGGCAATATTGCTAGATACGGAATTTCCAAGAGAGGGAATGAAGATGGGTAAGACGATAAAGTGTACCTTATCGCAGAAATCAATTCGTAATGCAATTAATGAATTAAAGGCATACCAGAAAGATTTACAAAGAAAGAACGAGCTTTTTGTTAAGAGATTGTGCGAAGAGGGATTACAAGTAATTCAGACCACAATGGAATCCATCCCGGACGAAGAGAAAGGTTCATACTACACCGAGATAATCTATAATAAGAACGGTGACATTACAGGTGCATCTGTTAGGCTGTCTGGTGATAAAGTGTTATTCATTGAATTTTCAGCTGGTATCACATATGGTTCAAACAATTACCCTCTGCCATCTGGTTCTGAATACGGAGTAGGTACATACCCCGGACAAACCCATGCGTTTTCACCTTATGGATGGTGGTATACGGACGAAAGAAGTGGAGAAACACGCCATTCATATGGAAATAGAGCGTACATGCCTATGTATCACGCAGAACAAGCCGTTATTATTGCTGTTCGCAAAATTGCCAAAGAGGTATTCTCTTCTTAAAGAAGATACCATAATATACTGAATGATACTAACCAATTATGTTATGATTACAGTGTTAAATTGTAGCATAACATGCAATGCGTTCACCATAAAGGTGGGCGCATTTTTTATTGTGAGGTGACAGATATGCCGGACACAATAGAATCCCCTGTATTGGAAGTTTTTTCAAGGTGGGGAGCGGCTGTTTCTAAGATTACTGGCGCAGACAATTATTCCATGGATGGGAGCGAGACAAATGCTTCTGGCAAAAAAGCATATGCACAGCTTTATATGCTCGGAAATCCAATTACGAGAGGTGACCTTGAAGGGGATGAATGCGCAACAATGCCATCATTTCAAGTAAATTGCTTCACATCTGGGAGTAAAGCATTAACCAGATTGTATGAATTGGACAAGATAAGTCACAAAGCTATGGTGAGCATGGGATTTCGTCGCACATACGGACCGGAGCCTATGTTTTTTGGCGACAGTGGAATCAAAAAGCTTATAAGCCGATACAGCCGGATATATACAGGAAAATTACTTTGAAACCAATGAACGCATAGACGTTCTTTTTTTATGCTTAAAACGAAAGCGAGGTGAGATTATGGATCAGATTTTAAGTTATGTAAAGCCAGAATTACTTATTGTCGTTGTAGTTCTTTATTTTATCGGGGTAATGATTAAAAAATCAGAAAATATTTCTGACAAATTTATTCCAATGATTTTAGGAATCCTTGGTGTATTAATTTGCGGTCTTTATGTTTTTGCAACATCTACAGTTTCCGGTTCACAGGAAGCTGCAATGGCACTGTTTACCGCAATTACACAAGGTGTTATCGTTGCCGGATTAAGCACTTATGTAAATCAGCTTATTAAGCAGTCTGGAAAAGAAGAGTAGAAAGGCGGTGATCCGCTATCTCCCGGCACAGGGTTACGTGCATATTACCGATTTTTTGTTTGAAAAAAATTGCTGACCTTAAAGAGTTAAAGGTAGAAAGGAGAAATAATGAGCCGTTTAACAACATTAGGCGTGACTTTTGGTTATGGAGTTGAAACCGAAAAAGGCGTAAAGCCTACAACTTTTAAGCAACTTGAGCTTGCAAGCTCTATTGGTGGAATTTCACTTGATACAGAGCAGATTGACGTATCAGCATTGGAAGATTATATCACAAAATATGCAGCTGGTAGACAGGATACTGGCGGTACATGGGAAATCGAATTTATCATGGATCCAGATAAATCTGTTAAGCAGATTAAGGAACTTTATAGTGCATCTAAGACAGCAAAAGAAACTGGACTTGCAACATGGTTTGAGGTTGTTTTCCCGGATATGACAGATGCATTCTTTGTTACAGCTGAGTGCGGACGTGAGATTCCACTTCCAGAAGTTGGACAGAATGAAGCTGCAACAATGTCCATTTCCCTTATTATCACAGATTACAAGGGACTTGAAACAAAGGTTGCTCTTACAAAATCAGAATGATGTTTTTAATGGGAGGATTATAAAATGGTAACTTTTAATGTACATGGAAAAGAATATAAGGTTGTATTTGGATACGGACTTCTTACAAAAACAGATGTGCTGGACAAGGTGCAGGGGATTACAGATGGAAAAGAGAGAAGCCTTCAGAAGATGATTTCTCTTCTCCCGGAACTGCTTCTTGCTGGACTTCAAAAGAAGCACAAGGAAGAGTTTGGGTATGAAAGTGATTCTGAAAAAGAAGCTGTTCTTAATAAAGTCTGTGACCTTTTGGATGATTACGAAGATGAAGGAACTGAGGAAAATCCGAAAAGCGGATTTGATTTATACAAACTTCTCGACAAAGAATTGGAGAAAAATGGTTTTTTATCCGGTCTTCTGAATGCAGTAGCAAAAGCACAGGCATTGGAGAAAAATGCAACGAAGATTCCACAGGATCACAAAAAGAAAAATTAACTTTTCGAGAAGTTGTTTACCAAGAGATTCTTCCTTTATACCTCTCTATTGGTGTATCTAAAGAAGAATTTATGGATTCTACGCCAGCTGAATTAAAACCTTATCTAGAAGCTGAAAAGATACGGCAAAAGAGAAGAGACGCTGAACTTTGGCAAGCGGGAATTTATGAAACATCAGCCACATTCACAGGTGTTGCAAATGCTTTAATGGGGAAAAAATCCAAAGCAGAGTATCTGAAAAAACCTTTACTGGAATCAGCAGAGGAAGAAAAGCGTAAACAGGAAGGCATACTTTCCGAAGAAGAAAAGAAAAAACAGAGAAACGCACTTTTGGCAAGCTTGCAACTCATGCAGGCGAACTTTGAGCTTAACCATGAAAAGGGCAGGCAGGATGAATAAGTCTTGTCTGCCCTTTATTTTTTTGTAAAAAAAAGGAGGGATAAATAGAATGGCTGACAATACCATTGATACCCTTGATATACAAATTAGCAGTAGTACAGAAAAAGCAGTACGTGCGCTGACTAATCTTTCAAATAAACTCACAAAAGTTAATTCCGCATTAAGCGGAGTTAATACAAATGGATTACGTAGTTATGCAAGGGAACTTGGAAGGGTTACGTCTGCCTTTAATTCTCTAGGAAATGTCCGTACTTCTGGGCTTGATAGTGCTATTTCAAAATTAAACACACTTAGTAAAATCAACCTTAGCAATCTTCAGAATCAAAAGATTAGTATTGATTTGGATATCAAGGGTGGAGATCAAACACAAAAACTGCAATACGCCATTGATAAAACAGTACGTGATATTAAAATTGATACCTCTTCCATTTCAAAGCAATTAATTGAAGCATTTAACTTAAAAGGCGGTGCTGCTTCAAAAGTTCGTTCTCAAATGAACGAACTTGCAAAGGAAATGGCACAGTCTTTTGACGGAAAAGAAATCTCTGGAAATGTTGGAAGCATTGTTGAAGAAATTGGAAATACGATTCTCAAAAGCGGAAGTGTAGTAAAAGCTAATCTTGGAAGCTACTTAGATGGAGCAGAACAAGAATGGATTGATTTCAATAATTACTTCAAAAACAAGAAAATCTATGTTTCCGATATGCTAAAAGCCGACCTTGGTAAAGGCGAATTTTCTGAGATTCTGAAAAACAATCTGAATAAGGTTGTTACAGATGCAACCAAAGGCATTACACTTGACAAATCCTGGCAAGAATTAGCAGATAGATTCCCAACTCTTGTACCAAGAGATACTATAAATGCAGCAGATCAGCTGATTACCATACTTGAAAATATCAAAAAAGTTAGAGAATCAATAAAGCCAGTATCAATAGAATCGCTTTATGGAGAAAACGCTTCAAAAGCATCGGACAAAGTGTGGGGAATGGCTGTCGATTCCACTCAGCAGCTCGCTGAACAGGTAAAAACAAGACTTAATGACGCATTAAAAGGTACGGACGGTCAGCTCCCTATTGATGTAAAAATCAATACGGATAAGATAACAATGGATATTCAGAAGGCAATCAATAAAGTTGCTGAACTGAAATATAACGCTGTAAAAGTCACTCTGGATGTAGATACTACAGGAATTAAAGATGCAGTTACCGGAAAACTTAAAGAAATTGATGCAGGACAGATGACAAGCATTGCCGATGGAATGAAACAGTTTTCAGATTCTTTAAGAGCCATGGGAAATGTTAATTATAAAGCTTCCGGTTTGAACGCAATCATTAATTCCATTAGCAGATTTAGCCAGGTAGATATTAGTAATTTTAATTCTATGAAACTTGGCGAGATAATCACTCAGTTATCTGGATTATCGGCAATACCGGATGTATCTGCAAGTGTTAATCGTTTTGTTAATTCAATGGCTAGACTAGCCAATTCCGGCGAATATATTGCAAATGTATCGACTGAATTACCTGCATTGGGAAGTAGCTTGAAATTTATCACAGAAAGCTTTATTGGTGTTGATGGAATTTCAGATTCCGTAAATAGGTTTGTTCAGTCAATTGCACAATTGGCAAGTGCTGGCGGTAAAATTTCTCAATCTTCTGGACAACTTGGAACACTAGCAAATGAAGTATTGTCATTCTTCAATGTAATGAAAACCGCACCAAAAATCAACGAAAACACAGTAAGAATGACAGAAGCTTTGGCACAGTTAGCTACTGCAAGTGGGAAAATAAATAAAGCCACAAATTCTCTTACGAATTCATTTTCGAGATTATCAAATGCCGCAAATGGACTTGGAAATGCAGGAAGAAAATTAGCTTCCATGATTGGCTCTGCAAGCTCTGCACTAGCTAATTTTGGAAATACCGCAACTGTAACCACAAGAAAGACTGGCTCATTAACTTCACAGCTTGCTAGTTTATATGCAAAATTTTTTACTGTGACAAGAGGAATTAAAGCACTTTGGAATTCTGTAAAGTCTGCATCTGATTATGTTGAAACATTGAACTATTTCAATTCTGCGTTCGAACAAGTTACAGACGGATTGGACGTGAGCAAGTGGCAGAATGCAGGAGTAAAATCCGCAGAGGAATATGTGGGTTCTTTTGAAAAACGTGCAAAAGAACTGACAAAAAAAATGACTGGATTTGAAGTATCAGATGCAGGTGATCTGACTAGAACAAAAGGCACGAGCCTCGGACTTGATCCGAACCAAACGATGAATTATCAAGCCACCTATGCTCAGATGGCATCATCTATGGGGGCAACAGCAGATGCATCAACTAAGGTTTCACAAGCTTTAACAGAAATCGGGGCAGACCTTGCTTCTGTAAAGAACCTTGAGTTCAACAATGTATGGAATGATATGGCATCCGGAATAGCCGGAATGAGCCGGGCTCTTGACAAGTACGGCATTAATATCCGTGTGGCAAATTTACAACAGGAACTTTATAATCTTGGAATTGACGCTACTGTATCAAGTTTAAGTCAATCGGACAAGGCTATTCTGAGAACTATAACAATCTTGAATAGTTCAAAGTATGCATGGGGTGACCTGGCTAATACGATAAATCAGCCGGCAAACCAATTAAGATTACTGCAATCTAATTTTTCGGCACTTTCAAGAACTATCGGTTCATTATTCATTCCAATTATCTCAAAGATTCTTCCATATATGAACGCCTTTGTTATTGCAATTCAGAGAGCTTTTTCGTGGATTGGAAGACTTTTAGGCATCAAAATGTCCGACTATGTTGCCTCAACAGGAAGTGCCGCAGTTGATATGGGAAGTATTGCAGATAGTACAGAAGATGCAGCTTCCGGGCTTGACAAAACAAATGACAATGCGAAGAAATTACAAAAAAGTCTTTCTGTGCTTTCATTTGATGAATTAAATCAATTAAATGATGCAAAAGTTAGCAATTCTTCCAGTTCTTCCGGAAGTGGAGGCGGTGGGAGTACACACCTTCCAGAATTGGATGCTGCATTAGATAAAGCCCTATCAGAGTATCAAGCTGCATGGGATAAAGCTTTTGAAGAAATGAATAATAAGGCAAATGATACCGCTGATCAGATTGTAGCTGTATTTAAGAAAATTCGTAAAGCAGCTAAACCAACCACAGAATCAATCAAGAAACTGTACAGTGAAGGTCTTAGCAAGCTTGGAAACTTCTCTATTACAGCTCTGAAAGATTTGTGGAATAATTATCTGAAACCAATTGGATTATGGATGTTATCTGATAATTCCGGGCTTCCACGGTTCTTTAATATTACGAATGATTTACTGAATAAAATCAATTGGGGTAAACTGAATAGCTCGCTTTCCAGTTTCTTTACAATGCTTCAAAAGCCAACAAAATTTGTTTGGACTGGTCTCATGGATTTCTATGAGAAATTCTTAGTGCCGGTAGGTACATGGACAATGAATAGTGCAATCCCGGAACTTGTTGACGCATTAACAAATTTCGGAAACAACATTCACTGGAACGAACTTAATTCGGCATTGAAAAACTTCTGGGATGCACTTGCGCCATTTGCACAAAATGTTGGACAGGGAATTGTTGACTTCTTCAAAGATTTGCTCGATGTTGGAGAAAATTTCATCAATACAACGCTTCCTGTAGGCTTGAACTCAATTGCCGATGCAATAAAGAATATCAGCCCGGAAACTGCACAGGCAATTGGAAAAGGACTTGGACAAATCTCCATTGCAATCCTTGGATTCAAAGGATTAACCTTTATTGGTGGAATCATCGGAAAAGACAGCCCATTAGGAAAAGGACTTGCTTTATTGGCAAAACATCCTTATGCAGCAATGGCACTTGGCATCGGTGGAATCGTACTTGCACTTGATAATTTCGGAGTTATTGATGTTGACTGGGAGTGGATTTGGAGTAGCATTGACCGTGTAAAAACCTCAATACAGAATTTTATTGATAAGGTTGATTGGAATGCTATTGGAACTGCTCTTGGAAATTTATGGTCTGCATTCCAACCATTCGCAGAGGGATTTGCAGATGCGTTGATTACCGGACTTGAAGGAATAATTAATATCGGAGCGGACTTAATTAATGGTATTGCAAATGCTATTAATTGGCTGGCTGAAAAATTAAGTGGAGTTGATCCAGAATTTATAAAACAAGTTGGTGCTGCATTCGGAACATTGTTTGCAATCAAAATAGCCAAGGATATTGCCACCAAAATCTTTTCCTTTGCAAGTGGAATCGGTTCATTAGCTTCAAAACTTTTAAATTTCCCACTTGATACCGCATCTTCTCTTCCTACTATCATCGGTGATATTGGTGGAGCAGCGGAAACGGCGGCTACAGGTGGATTATCTTCATTTTCTTCAACGCTTGGTACTATATTTGGAACCGCTGGGATTGTATTTGTTGCAACGGCATTATCTGTTAAACTTGCTAAAGGAATTGCAAGTATTACAGAAGCTGCGCAAGGTGGAAATGGAATTCTATCACAAACAGGTGGTTATCTCCATGATTATACAGGTGAGATGGAAAGTGCTCATAAGATAACGCAAGATCAAGCAGAAGAGCTTTGGAAGTTAATTGAAGCAGATGAAAGTGCCGGAAAATCAAATTCTGAAATGTACGATAGTTTCATTCAGAAACTTGGAGAATTCGGCGTATCAACCGAAGATGCAAGAAAAATTCTCGAAAAATACGGTGCACAGGCAGGCGTATCATCTGGATTTTTGGAAGATATGACTGATAAAGCTGTAGCCCTTGGAGATGGTGTATCTGAATCAGCAGGAAAATTTGACACAACAAAAATTAGCATATCTGATTTGAAAGACGAACTTTATCTTTTAAGCCTTAGTTCCGAGCAATTTAGTGGAGACTACTTAACTGCTAAAGATGCTCTTGATAGTGCAATATCTGGAAGAACATATGCTAATACAGAAGAAGCATTAGATGCAGTTTATACGTCATTAAAAAATGCTGGCGTTCCGTTAGATGAATTAGATGAAAAACTCAGAAAAGATTTTCCAGATGCAGTTGTCACAATGGAAACAAGTGCAAAGAATTCTTTCAATGGAATGAATACATCTGTGAAAACAGCAGTGGGAGGTATTACTACCGCTGTTGCAAATGCTTCTAGCTCCGTATCGTCCAAGACAAAAACTGGCTTTGGTCTCGCCAATGCCGCCGTAAGCACGGCAATGGCTGGAATGAAAAAAAGCACAGAAAGCACAATGCCTTCCATTTGGTCAAAGATAAAGAACACGAATGATGATGTTGAAACCAACTCCAAAACAAACTGGGGAAATTCCGCAAGTGCTGTATCGACAGCCCTCGGAACCATGGATACCGATACCAAAGATATAATGGGTAAGGTTATGACCACCATTCAAAGCTATTGGTCTTCTGTTCTAATCAATACAAACCAGATTTGGGAAAAGGCTTCTGGTAAAGTTGACACGGAAACTGGGAAAATGAAAACCTACACAGAATCTAATTTGTCTGGGATTTCGGATAAAATTAAAAGGCTATTTAATGTTAATCTTACATCAATTGGTCGGGAAACTGCTCAATCATTCGCTGATGGCATGAAACAAGTACATTTACCAACTCTAACTTATTATATTTCAGAGTGGAGAAAACATGATCTTGGTGGTGGAAGAACTAGTTCTACACCAGTTTACAAGCCTAATTGGTACGCCAAAGGTGGTCTTTTCAACGGCGCACAGGTAATCGGTATCGGTGAAGCCGGTTCTGAAGCCGTCCTTCCGCTGGAAAATCCACGAACCATGAAGAAGATTGCAGACAGCATTGTTTCCAGTTCGGACGGAAGCATGGGACTTACAAAAGAAGAAATGGCAAAAGCAGTAGCACAGGGCGTTGCAATGGCAATGAGTATGAACAGCGGAAATAACAATCCGCAGTACATTATGAACAGCATTATCCTAGACGGAAGCGAGATTGCAAAAGCAGTAACAAAAGCCCAGAATGATACGGATAGCCGTTTCAAACCATCCCCGGCATATTGATTTTTGGCTGATTGTGTGGTATAATTTTTTTAATGAAGAAGTACACACGGTCTTGATTTTTGAGCCGCTAAGAAGAAATTAATATTTCTCGATTTTGAGGAATTTTTATCTTACTTGGCGGCTCTTTTTTATTTTAACCTGCCTGCATATGCAGTTGCGAAAGAAAGGAGAACATATGGAAATTGTAAGCGTAAGGAATAATCAAGTGTTCACAAGCAGTAAAATAATAGCTGTTGGGACAAACAATAAACATCATTCGATAACCGCTGTTATACAGAAATATTTGAGCGATTTTGAAGATTTTGGAAAGGTTCGATTTGAAATGGAACCTTTGTCTAGCGGTCAAAAAGAAAAGGTTTACATTTTAAATCAGCAACAAGCTACTCTTCTTATGACTTATTTGAGAAATAGTGAAATTACACGAAATTTTAAGAAAGAACTTGTCAGACAGTTTTATTTAATGCAGCAGTTTATTTTTGAACGACAAAGTAAAAATTGGATTCAAACCAGAGAACAAGGAAGACTCACCAGAAAAGCCGAAACGGATGTTTTGAAAAGTCTTGTTGAATACGCAAAATTACAAGGTTCTGAACATTCCGACAAAATGTATATTACATATACAAAATTAGCAAATAAAATATGCGGAGTTTCTGGAAGAGATAACGCAACCGCACAACAGTTAAGCAACCTTACTGTTGCGGAAAATATTATTCTTCATTGTATACAGGCTGGTATTGACGAAAACAAGCATTACAAAGACATTTACAAGGACTGCAAAAAGCGTCTGGAAATGTTCAAGGATATTGCTTATTTGGAAGTAGCTTAAATTCTGGGAGGAATATCATGTCATATAAAAATTATTGTGTAGTAAGCAAAGAAGTGCTTCATAATAGAAATATTTCCCTTGAAGCAAAGGGAATATATGCTTTAATGATGAGTGTTGGCAAAGATAATTTTAATGTAAAGGAATTATATGATCTTTCAAAAGAAGAAATAAATGTTATTGATAATGCGATAAATGAGTTAGAAAAACTCGGTTACGTAACTCTTGAAAAATAATTCGGTAAATTCAGTGGGCTAGGTTGGCCGCCGAAAAGCGTAAACCTTGATACGCCTGTCCACTGTTTTTATAAATCAAGGATTCTGGCACAATACGGAGAGTGCCTACGACCAACAAGGAGGTTATCTAATATGAAAGGTAAATTATCAGATCTTTTTTTATCCAGCAAAGAAAGCGTTATCATCAAACCAGATTTAGCAGTAAAATTAGGGCTAAATGAAGCCATTGTTTTACGCCAAATTTATTACTGGCTTGAAATAAATGAAAAATTGCAAAGAAATTATTATGATGGAAGATATTGGACTTTTAACACGATGGAAGAATGGCAAAAGAATAATTTCCCATGGTGGTCTACAAAAACTATAGAAAGAGCTTTTAAAAGTTTAATTTCTTCCGGAATTGTTATCACTGGAAATTATAATAAAGACCAAAGAGACCGTACAAAATGGTATTCAATCAATGAAGATGTTCTTGAAAACATATTAAATGGTATAGTAAAGGAAAACCCAAAGACAAATAGCCAATGTGCATCTGGACAGAATGACAAAAGGCATAGACAAAATGACGAAATGCACAAAGACAGTTCGGGTGAAGCATTACCAGAGAATACTAACAAAAATTATCATTCAGAAAATACTATATCAGATACTACATCTCCTACGGAGTTAAAAGAAGAAGAGAAAAATGCATACCACTCTAACGAGTGGTTCAATTCTCAACATATCAAAAATATGTTGACCGAGGAGAACATCCAATATACTCCAATAGACCGTAAATCTTTTAACTGGTCTGCATTCAAGAACCAGGTTTCAGTACGGATTGAAGAACTAGGATATACGACAAGCCCATACACAACCAACCGATTCTTGGTAGTATCGAAGTATTTCTTCAAGAGGTACGAAGAACGAACCAGAAAACCACACACAAAAATCAATCAAGACGCTTTGGATAATATCCTGGACAAGTTTGGATTCGGGCCAAATCCAGATTATTTCCAGAATGTTGAGATTGAAACATACATGAAAGTGATTGATGAATACTTTGGCACTTCATTTAGTGAGTACACGGATCACCATTATTCGCATTTCATGTCTGGCTATATACGGAAAAATTTGTTAATGAAAGTTGAGGACAGGGAGGACACACTATGAAAAGAATTAAAGTATTACTGGCAACCATTATCTGTATTTGCGTTATCACAGGGCTAACAGGCTGTGCAGCGAATGACGATTACATGAATGACGTGAAAGGAAATCTTTCTGGAAACAGTTACACAATCTATACCTACGACAACTACGGTCAAAAGGTTATGACTACCACTGGGGACAAGATCAACATTGCCGGGAATAAAACCAAATCCAAGGGCTACGATAGTGAGGGTAACGAAACAACCAGCTATGACGTATCTTCCGTTATTACAATTCTGATTGACGGTAAAGAAATTGAAAGCTGTGGTGATACTTGTATTTTTGAGCAAAAAGGATTGAAGCCAGAGGTTGATTTTACACAGGAGAATATAATTAGCCATTCAACCGGGAAGATTTCAGAGAACACATACATAGCCGGGATTGTGAATTATTATAAAAATTATTTCGGAAAATCTAGGGTTGTAGTAATTAAATCCCAACTTGGACAGCCGATAGCCGCATATTCTGGTGACGAGGTGTTCTGGAAAATCCCGGACGATCTACCTAAAATGACAAAGTTAATGATTGACGGAAAAGCTCTTTATATCCACAGGGCAAACTTCCAGATTATTGACAAAGAATTACTGCGATAAAATAATCAAATCCGTTTCAAAACTTCACACCCGATAAAATATAGGTACAAGCCAAGAAAATTGATTTTCGAGCAAAGAAATTAATTAATTGTGGAGAATTAAAACATATGAGCAAAATAGGAACAGAACTTCCAACAGAATATTCAGACCGTTTCGATAAATTACGACAGAATAGGGTTGAAGTAAGCTTTTACAAGTATGGTACGGCAAAGGATAACTTCGGGGAGAAGTTGGTAAACGCCTTGGAATCCCACGATATGTGCATCAAAAAGTATCGTGAGACAGGAAACACAGAATATCTTTGCGATGCAGCTAACTATTTAATGTTTGAGTTTATGTACCCTCAAATTCAAGGCGCATACTTCAAGGCAACAGACAACGGAGAAAGTGCCGGGGTTGCCGGCACACCGATTAATCAGCTGAAGGAGAAGTGGTATTGATGGATTTCAAGCAGACTTATTTCTCAATCTGGCAGGAAATATGGAATCTCCACAAGAAGTATGCTTTTATCTCAAAAGACGATATTCCACAGTGGGAAAATCTCACCATGGAAGCAAAGCAGATTCACGATAAATATGCTGATTCGGTCGGCGCAAAATTTGCTGAAGCTCTTTTGTTTGCCGTAACTGCGGAAATTGATAGAAAAGCGAAATAGGGCTTTCGGAATACGTCCCAAGGTGGTACAATATGGGTATCAATTATTGGGAGGTATGAGTGTATGAAGAAAGTGAAAAGAGTTATTGTTGCGTCAACATTAATAATATGTGAATGTTTTTCACCTATCGCAGTAAAAGCAAGTATTGATGATGTAAATACATTTTTGCAACAGTATGAAAATGATGATAATGCATTTTATACAGAAGAATACAGCGGAAAAGATTCGGAAGGGACGGAATATAAAACACTTATCGTCAGAACTGATTTATTTAAAGTAAATGTCAGTTTTATGGAAATGGATGAAATTTTTGCGAATATGTCTTCACAGGAATGGTTTGACTATACCACTATTTGTAGCATAGGTATTAGTTCAAATGTTGGTTTTTTATTGTCAACTAATGTCTATGATACAAAAAGTGGAACGAAAATAAATAGCTCAAGCGATCATCCTTTATCAATGAGATTTCCTTGGATAATAAAAACCGAAAACGAACTTTCTGATGAAGAACGTACTTTCCTTATGAGGATAACGCAAGAAATATTACAAAGCGAGTTGGATAAATCCATTTCATTGAATATCGGAACTGAAAATGAGAGTAAATGCACATTCAAAGCTTGCAATGGCTTAGCAGAAGTCAGCGGAGAATACGAATTGAATAACGTATCATATAAATTTATAACTCAGTTTACTTACGAAACAGAAGATAACCAGGATGGAACATACGAAGAGTTATATACAGGCGCAAATGATATAGATATATTTGGAACAAAAGTAATGTTTGAACATAGAACATACGATAAGTAAAAAAAAATCGGCTAGGGATTTCTCCCTAGCCTTTATCTTAATTCATCCAACTATATGTATATGAGTTGTTTACATATATTTCAAATCTATCTGGTGTTATTGTGTCATAATTTCTATCATGAGGAAAACTAAATTCAAGATAAGCAGTTGAACCAGGATTTTCTACACGAGCATAATTATAATCATATCCGACAATTCTTCCACCCTTATAAAATACAACAGCGATTTGAGTAGAATAATTTTTTCTTCCTTGATTTTTTACTTCAACCATTACATTTTTATCGCCAAAATTTGAAGAATAATGAATGCCAGAATTATTTGTTATTGTATTTGTTGCTTTTTCAATTTTTAAATTTATTTTAAAAGAATCCCAAGTCTTGTCATAGTTCCAGCCTTGAAGCGCACATTTTGAATGTGCCGCAAATGCATAATTATAATCTTTTTCTATTCCAACCATTGTTCCATTCAGATAATAAACAAACTCTACTGTCAGATCAACGGCATAATCATAATGGTTTTCCAGAATTGCCACAGCTCCATACGGCGTAGATTCTGCATGATAACTAACAACATTCTTTTTACCACTGCTGTTAGCATTTGGATTTCCACCAAAACCGCCATTGCCATTAGAAGCCTTTTTCACAGTAACTTTACAGGTATATTTCTTTTTACCAATCTTTGCAGTAATTGTAGCAGAGCCTTTCTTTTTCGCCTTTACACGTCCTTTAGAAGATACCGTTGCAACAGATTTCTTACTGCTTGTCCATTTTACCTTTCCTTTTGTTCCAGTCACTTTTAATTGTAATGTTTGACCGACTTTCAGCGTAGCCTTTTTCTTGTTAATTTTACCGGCCGCCGATACTGGAACTGCCATACAGACAATCAGTAACATTATGGTAAAAACTGCCAGTAACTTTTTGGATTTTTTCATATGCATTTTCCTCCCTAAATCAGTATGATATCTGTATTTTACCACTCCAAAACAAATAGTGGAATAGGAAATTTTAAAAAAGTTAAAATAATGCTTGATTTAGTTGCTACAAAGTGATATATTAAGTATATGCAAAATGTAGCAACAATTTGAAAGGAGGTTTTAATATGTCACCAATAAAGGGGCAAAAAATCAAAGACAATCCAAAGGACTTTATGCTGAGAACGAGGATTGACAAGGAAACGTTGGAAAAATTGGATTACTTGGTTGAAAAAGAAGGGAGTGACAGGTCGAAAGTAATTAGAAAAGGGATTGAAATTCAGTACGAAAATGAAACAAAATAAGCGGTTGCCACCCTAGGAAAGTTACAACCGCTTAACACACAAACCGCAAAGGATTTGTTAAATCTATCATACCATTTCCTTTGCGGTAATTCAATATCTGAAAGGAGATTTTTTATGGCAGATTTGAAGATTATTGAAAATGAATTAGTTCCTGTGTATGAAACCGAAAAAGGAATTAAAGTTGTGTACGGAAAAGACTTGCATAAAAGTTTAGCAGTCAAGACCGATTTTTCCACATGGGTAAAGAGAAGATTATCAGAGTGTGATGCCGAGGAAAAAGAAGATTTTGACCTGCTCCCCAAAATTGAGGAGCAGGTAACAGGCAGTAAACACACGATTGAATACCTCATCAAACTTGACACTGCCAAAGAAATGGCAATGCTTGAACGCAACGACAAAGGAAAACAGGTTCGCAAGTATTTCATCCAAGTGGAAGAGAAATACAAGCAGACAGCAATCAACATTAATCAATTGTCCCCGGAACTGCAAATGTTTAATCAGATTTTTCAACAGGTAGCCAAGACTGAACTGGAACAGAAGAAACTTGCGGAACGTGCCGACCAACAAGAGAAGAACATGAAAACCATCATTGATACCTTTAAAGGAACGGATTCCGATGTTGGCACAGAGAAGTGGGTAAACAGATGTATTTCAAAGATTGCCGAGAGTGATGATTTCTCTTACTCATTCGGAAATAAATATGCCGCCGCCAGAAACGAAAGCTACCGCAGATTATCGGACAGAGCTGGTTGCCGATTGGATCAGCAGCTTAGAAATGCGATTTCCAGAGCCGAGGAAAGAGGATGCACCAAGGCACAGACTAACCAGATTAATAAACTGTCCGTGATTATGCAGAATAAGCGGCTGAAAGATATTTACGTTAGCGTGATTAAAGAAATGATGATTGCATACAGAGTAGAAATCGCATAATTAGATTTTTACAGGGATACACAGGAGGAAAATAAAATGACAAAGGCTGAATTACAGAAAACAATTGACGAACTGAACGCAGATAACAACGAGTGCTTAGTGCTTCTGGATGAGTATATGTACAGACAGAGAATCATTGAAAATCTTATCAATTTGAAAGACCTGTCAAAATTAAAGGGAATGTATCTCTTTACCAAACAGTTAATCGGGGAAGCGTGATATTATGGCAAATAGAATCCAGTTCAATGACTTTCAGAAAAAGAGCGTGTACGCCAAGTGCAACGGAAAATGTGCGATATGCGGTAAGCCTGTCAAATTCAAGAAAATGACAATCGACCACATTATGCCGTTGTCCCGGGGCGGCACCAATGATATTAAGAATCTGCAACTGGCGTGTAAGCGTTGCAATAGTATGAAGAGCAACATGACGATGGATGATATGATGGGGCAGATTTCCGAGATTTTGAAGTATAACCGCAAACAGAAGTTGATTAGAGTGTTGGGAGGAATTGTAGAATGACACGTAAGGAAGAGATTTTGAAGATGATTGATAAAATCAAAAAAGAAAAAAATATTAATATGCTTTATGGCGTAGTTAAGACAATGGTTGAATACGAAGACAATAAATGATACCAAAATATACTGAATTATACCATCTCCATATGCTATGATATATAATCATAATATCTTAAAGCGTTTACCTTTCGGGGTAGGCGCTTTTTTCGTGTGTAAAAATACATGAGGGTTAGCATATGGCAGAAGTATTTTTAAAAGTGGATGGGGTAGCAATGCCCTGTCCTTCTTCTTTTACATGGGGATTACAGGATATATCGGCGGCAGAATCCGGCAGAACAGACGATACGACCATGCATAAAAATAGAGTTGGACAGAAACGGAAACTGACTGTTGGCTGGAATGGACCAGATTGGGACACTGCTTGCAAGATTATACAGGCGGTAAACCCAGAGTACATACAGGTCACATATCCAGACCTGTTATCCGCAAATAAGCACGAAACCAGAACATTTTATGTTGGCGATCGGGAATCCCCTTTCAAGTGCTGGTGGGTTGGCAACGAACGTATGGAAGGACTTAACTTTGACTTTATCGAGAGGTAAGATATGCGAAATTTATCAACGGAATTTAAAGAACAACAGAATAGTGGGAACCGTAACTATCTGAAATATGCAGATTTTACCTTTACGGACGGAAGCACATTATCCATTACCGACAAGGACTTGTGGTCTAATGGCTTCAAATTTGAGGATGCAGTATCGCAAAATGGCTCTTTTGATATTGGTGCAGCTATCGTAAATAAACTGACTTTGCAGATTAACAACTTTTCTGGAAAGTACACAGATTACATTTGGGACGGAGCAAGAGTTGTTTGTCATATTGGACTTGAATTGTCCACTGGTATTGAAAAAATCCGTATCTGTACCATGACAGTAACAGATGCCCCATACCAGAACACAGCTATTATCAGCCTAACTTGTGAAGATTCCATGCGATTGTTTGACCGTGATTATTCTGATAGCAAACTGACATACCCGGCAACCAGATTACAAATCATCCAGGATGCTTGTGAGGTGTGCGGAGTAACACTGCAATCAACCAGATTTGATAATGATGACTTGGTAATCCAGAATCGACCAGATGATAGCAGTATTACTTTTCGACAGGTAATTGCATGGATGGCACAGATGGGCTGTCAGTGGGCGAAAACAGATGCATACGGTAGATTGTGTATCGGATGGTATGAAAAAGAATCTAATATTCCAGCTAATATTACCTCCAAAGATACAAGCGGATTTACCCCTTGGTTATACGATCTCGAAATAACAGGAGTAAAAGTAACGGAGTATTCAAGCAATTCATCTGAAAGTAACGCTAAAACATATCAATCAGGGGATGAGGGGTACATCATAGATATTAGCGAAAATAAGCTAATACAACCGGGGACTGGACAAACGATTTGCTCAATAATTGCTGAAAGATCTGTTGGATTAAAATTTCGTCCTTTTACAACCAGCGCGCTAACCGATATTGCTTTGGAAGCAGGGGATGCTATTACAATCACTGATAGGAATGGGGAAGAACATAAGAGTTATTTAACTTCTCTTACATTGAACCCGGGAACTTTTGAACAATTAGAATGCAGTGCGAAGAGTGTTTCAAGAAACAAACAGAAGCAATATACCCTTAATCAACAGGCACAATCTGAATATAGAAAAAGCTTAAGAGATGAGCGTACTTCTAGGGAAAAAGCGCTGGAAGAATTATCACAACGCCTTGCGGAATCTTCTGGAACATACACGACAGTGGAAACACAGCCGGACGGAAGCAATATCTATTATCTTCACAACAAACCACAGCTATCCGATTCTGACATTGTATGGAAAATGACCGCAGAAGCATGGGCGGTATCTACAGATGGTGGACAACATTGGAATGGCGGTATGACGGTTGATGGTGATGTGATTGCCAGAATCCTTACGGCTACAGGTGTTAATGCTGACTGGATTAAGACGGGAGCCTTGGTGGTTCGTGATAATAGCGGAAATATTATATTTTCTGCCGATATAACTAAACATCAATTAATAATGGATGGATCCTCAATTAGGATTGGTGCATCTCCTTTGGATGGACTGTTAAACAGTATGCAGGGGCAGATCGATGGGAATATAAATACCTGGACAGGAACATCAGTACCTACATTGAGCAATTATCCGGCCAATGAATGGCTGGACGATACCGAAATGAGCAAGCATGTCGGTGACATTTACTACGATGGCGATAGCCACGCATACCGCTTTGTAAATGAAGGCAATGGATATTATTGGAAACAGCTGAAAGATACGGACGTTACAAAGGCACTGAAAGATTCTGAGGACGCATTGTCGGCAGCGAAACAGGCACAGGAAGCGGCAGCTCTCGCCAAAAACATGACATTGCAACTGAGCAATGAATACCAGGGCGTTTCTGTTGATTCTGATGGAAATTACGGCACATTTCCAAGCGATGTGATTACACATGCTGTAGTAATGTACGGGACACAAGATATTACAGATGATTGTAATTTTATAATCACAAAATCAGATAGTATAACAGGAATCTGGAACAATTCAGCAAAGACATATACGGTAACGGGGCTGTCAGCCGATGATGGTTGGGTAGATGTTAGGGCAACTTATCTTAGTGCTTTGACGGTGACCAAAAGATTTTCCATTTCAAAAATTTATGCGGGAAACGATGGAAAGAACGGTCTTCCGGGAGAACCTGGACGAGATGGAAAAACAAGTTACACCCATATTGCTTATGCCAATAGCGCAGATGGTAAAACCGATTTTTCGGTGTCTGATAGTAACCGGGAATATATCGGTATATATGTTGATTTTGAACTACAAGATAGCACTAACCCGGATGATTATGCATGGACGCTTGTAAAAGGTGCAGATGGGGCAAATGGATCTCCAGGAAAACCTGGAACAGACGGAAGAACACCATATTTCCATGTAGCTTACGCAAACAGCGCGGATGGTAAGATGGGCTTTGATGTATCTGATAGCACTGGAAAAGAATACATCGGGCAGTATACAGATTATACGGAAGCCGATAGCACTAACCCCGGTGCCTATTCATGGACAAAGATTAAGGGAGAACAAGGAGTTCCGGGTAGAACATATTTTCTTGAAAGCCCATCATATGTTATTAAGCAACGCGCGAATGGCAGTGTAGCCCCGAGCTATATTACTTTGAGTGCTTGGTATCGCGATGGAAACGCGGAAACACGAACAGCATATAAAGGTCGTTTTAAAATCGAAGAATCCGTAGATGGGGAAAATTGGAAAACGGTATATTCTTCTGCGAAAGACGAAACAAGCGTTTCACATAATTTATATACGGTATTATCAACTAAAGCGGGAGGAATTATAACAACGGCTTCTGGAAGGTCAATTGGAATTCCAAGAGATGTAAGTGCCATAAAATGTACCTTATACGCGGCGGGTGGATTTTCACAACCATTAGATTCCCAAAGTATGGCGGTTGTAATTGATGTAGATGCACTTACACATGAAGAAATATTTAACCTCTTAACCAATGATGGCGCAATTAAAGGAATTTATAAAGAGGGAAATCAGCTATATATTTCGTTCACTTACGCCAAGGGTGGCACATTAAAGCTTGGCGGTAAAAATAATGGGTATGGGATATTAGAGGTACTGAACCGCCGTGAAACTGGATGGGCTAGTAAGCTTGATCCTGACGGATTAACCATATTTAAAGATTATGTAAATGAAAATAACTATAAATGCCTTATTTTTGATTCAAGCGGAATTAAGTACGGAGTAACCGATTCAGCAGGATTACTGAATCTAGAAATGCCTCTTTTGGTTAACGATAATGGCACAATGGCCATTTTAACAAGTGATATTTATGGTTATTCTGATGATGGAAAAACAGCTTTTCAGTTTTTTAGTGGCAAAACAGTAAACTCAGGTTACATGATAGTAAATGTTAAATCAGACTTTTATGATTCTGCTAATTTTCATAAGTCCGTTACGATGAGTGGTCTGCCGTGGAACTCTAGTGCAAGTGCAGCTGTTGTTTTTGCATCTGATATGAAAACTCTTAATGCGGCTGCTGCATCTTCGATTCGTTACAAATCAATAGGAAACGGAAAAAACATAAAAGAAGATGAACTGGAAGACCTCTACAGAATCAAGGTAATCTGGGCGAAGTACAAAGACGGATATTTATCCGAACAAGATGAACGCTATGGCAAAGAAATGCCGATGTTCATAGCTGAGGACATTGACCGCAGATTTCCATTAGCCGTTGACCATAATGAAAAAGGCAAAGCTGAAAACTGGAATTACCGTATTATAATCCCCTGCATGTTTGCCATGCTGAAAAATGACCATGAGAAAATCCTGGCTCTCCAAGCGGACAACCAGGAACTGCATTCAAAACTGGATGCTTTGTCAACAGAAGTACAGGAATTAAAAGAACTTATCAACAATATTTCACGAAAGGAATGAGAAT